GGGTTTGAGCTTCGCTGTGCAACCCGGAAGGGCTTGACGGTTCAGGACGTCCTGCCACCCTCTATCCACCCCGGAGAGAAGAAGCCCTACAAGTGGATGGGGGACTTCCGCGCCCTCCCGATGCTCCCGCATGACATCGCTGAAATCTGGTACGAATTCCTCCGGGCCAATTCCGAGCGACAACCGGAGCGCAACGCGGAGCTTCTAGACAGCTTCATCCGATCCGCGATAAAGGCGCTTGATCCGGGGATGGAGTACAACGACTGGCTCGCGGTTGGGATGGCGCTGCACTCGGTCTCCCCGGAGTATCTAGACCTTTGGGATGAATGGAGCGCGGGAGATAGGAAGTATTCCGGCGGGGATTGCGAAAGCCGTTGGCTTGGGTTTGAGCCGGGAGGCGGGATCACGCTGGGCACCTTCTTCAAGATGGCGAAGGATGAAGGCTGGAACGCGACGGAAGGCGTCATGGAGTTCATCGGGAGCTACAATGGCGATACTGAATCCCTTATACAGGACGTCGCCCGCCTAAAGGTGCAGATGGGCCTGACGGCGGTTGCGATGGACGCCGCCGCGAAGAAGATAAAGGAGGAGCGCGGAGCCTCCCTGAGCGCGATCCGGGAGGTTTTAAAGGAGAGCGAAAAGGAGGAGCGGGAGGATGAGAGGCTTGACCTTGACCACGGGGAAATTGCGGAGGAGTACTGGAAGCAGACGCCGCCGGGGACGGTGAATTGCGGGGGAACGCTCTGGATGTATCGCGAAGACCACTACAAGGTCTTTGACCATGATAATCTCATGGTTGACATCGCGAAGAAGTTCAGTGAGCAGAAGGCTTGCAAGACCCGCCCCCATTATTCCCAGATCGCCGCGCAAGTGATATCAATGAACCGGCAAGATGGGTTCTTTGATCGGACGGCGGAAGGGGTGGCGACGGTGGAGGGATACTACCGGATTGATGGGGATCGCCTTGTCAAGGAGTTCAACACCCCTGAGCACCGGAAGCGGTGGCTGATCCCGGTGACACCCCGCAAGGGGGAAATGCCGCTGTTCCGGGGGATGATCCGGAACGCGCTGGGGCACGACCCCAGCCAGATTGACGCCCTCCAGCGGGCGATGGGCGCAATCCTCTTTAACAAGCTAGTCGGCATGCAGCGCGCGATCCTGCTCTATGGGGCCAGCGGGACGGGGAAAAGCGTCCTGTTGAAAATCATCGGGGAGCTATTCCCGCGCGAGAACCGAACCTTCATCTCCCCGGAGGAATTCCGCTCTGAGTACAACATCGCGGACCTCGCGAAGTCCGCGATCAATCTGGTGGCCGAGCTTCCCGAGATGAAGGCCATCAACTCCAAGGCGCTGAAATCCCTTATCGCGGGCGATCCCGTCCGGGGCAGACCGATCTACGGGAAGCCAATCGACTTCGTTGCCAATACCTCGCATGTCTTCGCCTCCAACTATCTCCCGACCACGGAGGAGGTTGACAACGCCTTCTTCCGGCGCTTCCTGATCTTCGAATTCCGCCACCCGCCGGAGCAGGCTGATGACCATCTTTTTGAGAAGATACGCGACCAAGAGCTAGGTGCGATTGTCTACTGGGCGCTGATGGGCGCGGTTAAGATCGCGCGGGAGGAGAAGCGCCTTACGTCCAAGTCCCATGAGAAGTTGATCGTCCAGTGGATGCATGGCGCGAACGTCGCGCTGGAATTCCTCCATGACGATGAATGGGTGGTCCTGAACGCTGGTGAAAGCAAACATGTTCGCGGATCGGCCCTCTATGGTCGCTTCAAGCTTTGGTGCGCTGCGCAGGGACGCACCCAGATCTCATATAAGAAGTTCTGCGAGCGCGTTCTTGAGTTCCAGAAGCTCCCGAAGATGAAGGTTCTTGACGGATACAAGGGCTTCCGGGGCATTGATATCGCCTTTGATCCGCCGTCCGAATAACACCCGGTAATACCGGATTTGGGGCGCTTCCGTTGCAGCGCGGCGGTCACCCACATCAATAACGCCAAATACTTAGCAATCTCAACTTTCCGGAAATTTGGGTTTTTAGCCCCACTTTCGGCGTGTTTACCGCCCCTTCCCGAAAATGTGTCTTTCATAATTTCCCGTTATAGGGGAGAAAATATTTTGCTGCGTCTTATGACGAAAATTCGTAAACCCCGGAGAAATCCCGTTAAAGTCGTAAAACTTCCGGAGACAGCAGGACCACGGGTAGGGATTTCGAAAATGAAGGCCACTTGTGGGCCACTTTATTTTTCTGGGAAACTTGGGTTCGGAAAAAGCAACTCCACTTGGGGCCACTTGAAGCTGCAAGCTAAGTCGTTGAATTTATTGCTGTTAGTTTCTCATAAGTGTCCTAAGTGGGGAAATCACTCCTCCCTTGTCTTAAAGGCGAAAAAAAATTCCGGTTTTTTCTTTTTTTTCCTAATAAAAAGGGAGGGAGTGGGCAACGAGACCACTTCACGGTAAAAGGGGAAATTCGGCCCGGTACGGCGGAGCAGGTACGGCGGGGATCGGTGGTCCGGATCGGGGAGGCTTTCGAGGCCGCATTGGGGAGGTCTTCTGTACGAAGGGACCGGAGGAGGCGCAGCGGCGATCTAGCTGTGTCCGGAGTCAGCCTATCAGGGGCTTTACGCCGGAGGTTGGCGGGCGTATCCTTGGCGATCTTCCCTGTGGTCCATTGCGGAGATTGAATTGCCACCCCCGAACCGAAAGAAGCCACGTCAACCGAAGCCGGAGAAGGATGTGACTGAGAAGGTTGGAAGCTGGAGGGCCAACCATTGGCGACGGCGAAACCTTCCGGAGACCGCAACCGCCTATGAGCCTTCAGAGGATGAGCGGATTCTGGTCACCTGCGCCTCCATGAATGGCGTTCCGATTGAGAACATCGCTGCCATCATGGGGATGGATCATGTCACCCTCCGGAAGCACTATCAATTTGAGCTCGACTATGCGACTGATGATATCGTATCGCGGGCGACTGGAATTCTCTATCACAAGGTGTTCCATGAGAAGGACAGCAAGGCGCTGTTCTTCCTGTTGCAGACGCGCGGGAACTTCCGCGTTCGGGAGGAGCGCAAGCCTTCAGAGGAGCAGAAGGACGCGGTGGTTGAGACCTTCGATTTCTCCGATCTGACGGAGGAGGAGCGCCTTGCGCTTCGTCAAATCCTGAGCGCCCGCGTCCAGACGGACGGCGGCGCCACCCGGCACTAGGCGCGGAATGACAGTTGAGGTTGACATCGCAAGGGCGCTCCGCTCTCCGGAGGCGGCACTGGAAGCGCTTCTCCGGGAGGATGCGGAGCGCAGCCTAGCGGAGTTCACGCGGCAGGCGTGGGGCGTTCTAGAGCCTTCGCGCCCGCTCGCTTGGGGCTGGGCGCTGGACGCGATGTGCGAGCATCTAGAGGCTGTCACCTATGGGGAGATCACGCGCCTCCTGATCAACGTCCCGCCGGGGATGATGAAGAGCCTTCTGGTGCGCGTCTTCTGGCCCTGTTGGGAGTGGATCACGCGCCCGGACTTCCGCTATGTTGGCGCGTCCTATGCCTACCCGCTGGCAGTCCGCGACAACCGCCGCGCGAAGATGCTGTTCACCTCCGATTTCTTCCAGCGCAATTGGGGCAAAGACGTCTCAATGAGCGATGATCAGAGCGCGAAGGGGAAGTTTGAGAATGATCAGCGCGGCTGGATGCTGGCGACTTCCGTCCACGGCATCGGCACGGGCGAGCGTGGTGACCGCTTCACCGCAGACGATCCCAACAACGTCAAGGAATCAGAGAGCACAACCATCCTTGAGGAGACCTTGCAATGGTTTTCCGAGGTGGTCCCGACCCGGTTAAACGATCCGAAGACATCAGCCCGGATCGTCATTCAGCAGCGCACTCACGCTCGCGACGTTTCCGGGTACATTCTCGCGGGGGAGCTTGATTACGTCCACCTATGCCTGCCCATGGAGTATGAGCCAGCGCGCAAGTGCGTCACCAAGATCGGCTTTCGCGATCCAAGGACGAAGCCGGGAGAGCTTCTGTTTCCGGAGCGCTTCGACCGGGAGGATGTTGACCGGCTCAAGAAGGAATTCCGCGCGTGGGGCGGAACCTACGCCGAGGCGGGCCAACTTCAGCAGAACCCCTCCCCGCGTGAAGGCGGCATGTTCAAGGCGGAGAACTTCCATATTGTGCCTTGGGTAGAGAACGCGGAGCCGGTGAAGACGATCCGCTATTGGGACAAGGCCGGGACCGAAGGCGGCGGAGCCTATACCGCTGGCGTTCGCATGTCGCTGCTGTCTGATGGGCGATACCTTGTTGAGAATGTTATCCGGGGCCAGTGGTCCGCCGGGAAGCGCGAGCGCATGATAAAGCATGCGGCGATTGATGATGGCGAGGCGGTTGATGTCTGGATTGAGCAGGAGCCGGGATCGGGCGGGAAGGAGAGCGCCCAATCCACCGTCCGTGGTCTCTCCGGCTTCAACGTCCGCGCCGACAAGGTGAGCGGTCGCGGCAGCAAAGAGCGACGGGCGGAGCCTTACGCGGCGCAGGTTGAATTCTCCAATGTCCTGCTAATCGAAGGGCCATGGAATACGGAATTCATTGAGGAGCATAGGAACTTCCCGAAGGGGCAGTTCAAGGATCAGGTGGATGCGGCGGCGGGAGCCTTCGCGCGCCTTTCGCGAGGTGGTGTAAGGACGGATGGTCTCGCCATCATCTCTGAGTCAATCGAGAACAACGCGAGGGTGCCAAGTTGACCGAAGATGTTGAGAAGGCGATCTCCCAGTCCGAAGCGCTATCTGAGGTTGGGTCCACGGGTGCAGTCTCCGGGATGCAGACCAGCGGTCTAGGCTTCCGGCAGGATGAATTCCTGCCCCGCCTCCGGGGAAGCCACGCCATCAAGACCTATCGCGAGATGAAGGACAATGATCCGGTCATCGGGGCAACCCTGATGGCAATGGACATGATGCTTCGCCGGGTGGAGTGGCACGTGGAGCCGGTGTCTGATGCTCCCGAGGCGCAGGAGGCGGCGGAATTCGTTGACAGCGTCCTCATCGACATGAGCCACACCTTTGAGTCCTTCATCAGCGAGGTGTTGAGCTTCCTCCCGTTCGGGTGGAGCTTCTTTGAGAAGGTCTACAAGCGCCGACTTGGCCCGGATCAGAGCGACGGTTCCCGGCGCTCGCAGTTCAACGATGGCAAGATTGGAATTCGGAAGCTTGCCCCGCGCGCCCAATGGACGCTGCGCCGCTTCATTATGTCCGAAGATGGCGGGATTGAAGCGTTTGTGCAGGAGGGGCGATCCTCTACCTCTGAGGTGGTCATCCCGATGGAGAAGGGGCTTCTGTTCCGGACCACGACCGTCAACGACGATCCGACAGGCCGAAGCGTCTTGCGGAACGCCTATACGCCTTGGTACATGATGAGCGCCGTCCAGAATGTCGAAGGGACCGCGATTGAGCGGGAGTTGAATGGCCTCCCGGTGGCCCGCATCCCGAAGGAGTATCTGGCCCGGAACGCTACACCGGAGCAGAAGGCGTTTGTTGCGTCCATCACCCGGACGGTTCGCGACATCAAGCTCAACAGTCAGGGATCGCTTGTCCTTCCCTCCGATCCTTGGGTTGACGCGGACGGGAAGCCCACCAACCTTCGCCTTGTTGATATTGATCTCATCGCGAGCCAAGGGACGCGCGCCATCGACACCGGGGCGGTCATCACCCGATACCAGCAGGACATTGCGCGATCCGTTCTGGCGGACTTCCTGACACTGGGGCAGAATGAGCGCGGGAGCTTCGCGCTCTCCAAGTCCAAGACTGATCTTTTCTTGACGAGCCTTGAGGCGTATCGGGACAACATCGCCTCAATCCTCAACCGCTATCTGGTGACTCAGCTTTGGCGGTTAAACGGGTTCAATATTGACCTGATGCCGGAGCTTGTCCCCGGAGGCGTTGCGCCGGTTGATCTTGCGGAGCTTGGGGAGTATGTGCAGCGTATCTCCGGGGCGGGAGCGAGCCTGTTCCCGGACCTTGAGCTGAACAACGAGCTTCGACGGGCCGCGAGCCTCCCGGAAGCGGAGGATGATCCGGACATCATGGGCGTGGCAGCAACGCCCCAGCAGATTGAGGATGACGCTGAGTGAGCTACATCGGCTTGAAGCGCAGGGACCGGGTATCAAAGGAGGATACTCCTGAAGACGTCAAGCGCTTCCAGTCGCTTGCCGCGCGCCAAGAGCCGAAGATCGCCCGCGCCTTCGCCCGAAGCATCGCGAATGTCCTTGACTCCGCGACCATCACCGAGACCGCAGCGCTCATAGAGGCGGGGCAGGTTGAGCAGGTGGTCGCGTCCTACACCTCCGATCCTGAGCTTGACTTCGCGCCCTTCGCCGCTGCAATCTCAGAGACCGCTCTGGCCGGGGCGAAGCTGACGGCGGAACTCATGCCGACAATCCGGAAGGCGGAGCTTGTCGAATTCGTCTTCAATCCCGTCAACCCGCGCCTGACGGACTTCGCGCAGACCATCACCGCGCAGCGCATCCGGGAGATCAACGAAGGGACGCGGCAGACGATCCGGGAGGTAATTCGTCAAGGGACGCTGGACGGAGAGAACCCGCTCACAACCGCTCGCACCGTCCGCCAGAGCATCGGCCTGACCCAGAAGCAGGCAATGGCCGTCCAGAACTTCCGACGCATGCTTGAGACCGGGAGCAGCGAGGCGATGACGCGCGCCCTTCGCGACAAGCGCTTTGATCCGACGCTCCGGCGGCTGATGGAGGGGGAGCGCGTCTCCCCGCAGAAGATTGACACCATGGTGGAGCGATACCGCCAGCGTTACATCAAATATCGCTCCGAGACAATCGCCCGAACGGAGACGATCCGGAGCCTTGGCGGTTCCCAGCAGCGCTTTATCCAAGACGCGGTGGACCAGAAGAAGATTGACCAGAGACAGGTTAAACGCTTCTGGCACTACACCCAAGATGAGCTGACGCGCGCTGAACACCGACAGATCCCTGCGATGAACCCGAATGGCGTTGGACTTGAGGAGCCGTTCCGAACGCCGCTAGGCCCACTCCAGTTCCCGGCTGACCCCTCCGGAGCCGCAGCCAACACCATCAATTGCCGCTGCGTCGTCTTCACGCGGGTGATTGCGCGGGAGCTTATCGAAGGGCTGGACGATCCGGGGACCACCCCGCCGCCGCCGCAGCCGAAGCCGCAGGGGAGGCCGGAGACTGGCGGAAGGGCGTCTGTTGGCACCCTTCCCCCAAATCCAATCCCGTTCCCGCCTATGCGTGGCCCTAGCGCGAGCATACAGGAGGTTATCTCCTCCCGCTCGCTTGTTGACCGCGACCGGATTGCAAGGTCAATGGCTGAAGCGCCAGAGAGCGCGGTTCTTGATCGCATTGCGCGCGTGAAGTCCCTCAAGAAGGTGGATGATGGGCAAAGCGGATCGTACTATGAGACTTGGAACAAGCGCATCGCAATGCGGCTTCACTTCAGCGATAGCACCGCCGAAGGCGTATCAAGGTACAACAAGACCTTCCGCCATGAGTATGGGCACCATCTAGACGGGGAGTTGGGAGTGGCGGCGGCGGCGGAAGGTCTCCAAGTCCGTAAGGTCTTCCGGAGTTGGGCGGCGGTTGATGACTTAGCGGCAGATGGCGCGGAGCTTACCAAGGCGCGGACGGGTATCAGTCTTCGGGGGTCAAAGACAAAGACGGCTGCGATGGGGAAGCAGCTTGACAAGGTCTTCGGGACAGTTGATGAGCTTTTCGACGGGATTGTGAAAGGACGCTGGACGGCGGAGGAGCTTATTGAGAGCCGGGGCTTCACGCTTGCGGAGGTAACTGAGCTTTACCAGAAGGAGATGGCACTTGGACTGAACCGCTTTGCCTCCCGCTTTGCCGCTGCAATCGACCACAAGGATCATAATTTCCTCCTTGGGAAGGCGCCAGACTGGCGAAACAACATCCTTCTGGCTGGTGTATCGGACACCGTTGAGGCGAGCGCCGCCGGAGCCTTTGGGCACTGGTTTGGCCATGGCAAGTCCTACTACAAGAAGTCCATCACCTACTACAGCCACCCGCGCACCGCGCAGGACTATGGCGGGCGCGGGAACCTGCCATTGAAGAAGATTGGCCAGCGGACCTACACCGATTACAACACAACCCAAGCCTTCGCCAACTGGACAGAGGCGCAGACTTCTGGAAGCGATGCAGTCAAGAAGATGTGGCGCGTCCTGCTTCCAAGGACTGACTCCGCCTTCCGGAAGATCATTGATGAGGCGGATGATTACCTTGGGGAGCGGGTTTCATGAGCGCAATCGTTCTGGCCCTAGCGGTCGCATATGAGGAGCAGTTTGGGGAGGAAATCCCGGACATGTTCGTAATGGGGGAGGATAACATCGTCAACCTCAAGGAATTCCTAGAGCTTGCGCTTGAGCGGGGATCGCCGCTGCGCCCGTCCGACTTCGGGCTAGAGCGGGAGCCTCCTGAGGCGCGGCCTATGTCCAATGGGTCTCGGGTGTGGTAGGAGGGGGAAATGGGAACTGACGGCTGGCAGAATAGGCTCTGGAGCATCTTCAACGCGGTTCGCGTCCGGGGGCGCAACGCGATCCGCGTCATTCAGGAGAATGAGACCCAGTTTGGGGAGAACCTTGTCGCAGCGCGAACGCCCATCATTGAGCTCAACAGCAGCTATGGCCAGTCCCTCCTCCGCGATGCTTCGACGGTCACGGGAAGCGGAACGGTGACGGATGGAACGGGCGTCATTGTCGTTGCGACGGGCGCAACCGCCTCAAGCACCGCAAAGCTGGAGAGCGCTGAATCAGGCCGCTACGCTCCCGGCTATGTTGCACAGCTTGGCATCGGAATACGTCTCCGGCAGAATTCTGTGACGGGCGGGCAGGTGGCGCGCTGGGGTGGGCTGGACGCAGCGGAGGAGAATGGAATCTACTTCGGGCGGGATGCGTCCAGCCTGTTCGTTGCTCGGTTAAACGGCGGGGTGGAGGTTGAGCACGTCAACCAAAGCGACTTCAACATTGACAAGCTTGACGGCACTGGCCAAAGCGGCTTCAATCTTGACGCCAACGATGGGCAAATCTACCAGATTGAATTCTCATGGTACGGGTACGGCCAAATCCTGTTCGGCGTCATCGGCATCCTTCCGGAATCAACCGCGTCCGACCGGGACCGGACCGCCTATGAGCCGCAGCAGCACTTTATCCCCTGCCACAGCATGCGGCCCATTGGTGGAATCTCCCTCGCCACGCCCAACCTCAAGATATTTGCAGACGCCAAGAACAACGCCACCGCCGCAAACCTCGCGCTGGACGTTGGTGGGAGGCAGTACAGCATCATTGGCGACTTCCGGCCACGCTTCCGGGTAACTGGCGAATGGAATAAAGTCTCCGGCATCGGGACAACCGTTGTTCCAATAATCACCTTCCAACGCAAGAGCGGCTTCTCAGACCGCTCCATCATCGTGCAGGACTTCGACCTGATTGCGGCGGGGGAAAACTTGATAATCTACGTCATTCTGAACGGAACCCTGACGGGCGCATCCTTCGGGACGCCGCGCGAGGTTGACGCGGATGAGACGGCGGTTGAGGTGGACATTGCCGCAACGGCCATCGCCGGTGGGACGGCCATCTACACAACGCTCATTGAAGGCGGCGGGGGCAACAAATCTGGCGGCGTATCGGGGGCCAAAGCGCAGATTGATATCCCCGGCGACTTGCCTGTCACGCTTGCCGCACGAACAACGAGCGGAACGAACGCGGACCTTTCCGCCGTCTTCCGAATCCAAGAGGAGTGGTAACAATGCCCTATTCATCCACCAGTGAGCTTCCCGTTCGCGTCCGCGACAGCATCCCCAGCGCGGAGGGGAAGGAGCTTTTCATGGAAGTGGTCAACTCCTCCCTCTATGATGGGAAATCTGAAAGCGTCTCCTTCGCCAGCGCTTGGGCCGCGCTCCAGAACGCCGGTTATGGGCAGGACGATGATGGCCTCTGGATCAACAAGGCCGATCCGGATGCGAGCGACGTTCATGTCCCCGCCCTGATGGGGAATTCAAAGGGCGGGAAGAAGCGCAAGTGGCCCATGGGCAAACGGCAGATCAACGATGACGTCTTCACCCAGCGCAACGAAGCCGCGACCCGCGCCTTTGATCTTGGCTTCGAGAATGGCGAGACGCACGTTGTGACCATCGCGGACGGGCAGGTTGTCTTCCGCCCCGGACCTTCTCCCGAGGCGCTGATGGCCGCAATCGGGGGAGAGCAGGAGGAGAGCAAGGTGGACCAGAGCATCATCACCAATACTGTCCGCGCCATCATGAATGCAGTCTTGGGAAAGGGGAAGGAGCCGGAGCCGGAGCCGGAGCCGGTGTCGAAGGGGCTTGATGTAAAGTTCGCGAAGGTTGATGAAGAGGAGCGCCTTGTCTTCGGCTTCTTCTCAGTATCGGAGTTGAACGGGGAGCTATTCGTTGACAGCGAAGGTGATACGATTGCCCCGGATGAGCTTGAAAAAGCCGCCTATGGCCATGTTCTGGATGCCCGGATCGCCTCAGATAGCCACATTCGCATGGGAGTTGGGAAATTAGTTGAAAGTGTCGTCTTTACGCCGGAGAAGATCAGCGCTATGGTAGACGCGCTAAAGGCGATGGAGATTGAGGCTTCACTTGATATCCCGGCGGTCGCTTGGTGGGGCGGATACTACATCGAAGATGACGAGGTTTGGAAGGCGATCAAGGATGGCACCTTTGTCGGCTTCTCGATAGGCGGAAGCGCCAGCCGGGAGACCATGAATGCCGAATAAGCTCAGCCACCTCAATATTCAAGAGGTCGCACTTTGCCACCGGGGCATGAACAAGCATGCTCGCGTTGCGCTATTCAAGGCATCAACCCCAGAAGACGAAATCCCCTATGACGAGATTGCGGTTGAGGCCGCGCGCCTTGCGAAGGAAAACGACGATCCTGTCTCTTTCCGCGAAGCGCTCCGCGCGCAGCTTGTTGAGCGGATGGGATGGGAGATCAGCGACAAGCTTTGGCCGATCTTCGACGCCTTCCGCACCAGCATCATCAACACAATTTCCAATATCGAGGATGAGGAGCAGCGGGCGGCGCAGCTTGAAATCAACGTCCGCGACTTCCTTGATGCGGCGCAGAACGCCGCTGATGACGTCCCTGTCAAGTCAGAGCCAAATGGAGGCAACACCATGACAATTGAAGAGCTTCAGGCGAAGCTGGAGGGGATGGAAAAGTCCGCCTCCGCAATGCGCAACGTCCTGTTCAAGGCCGGTTACGACATCACCGAAGGCGATGATGGTTCCATCACCATCACCGATCCCGCCCCGCAGGAATTCATCACCATCGACGGCGAGCAGGTCAACAAGGCCGATGTTCCCGCCCCGCTGCTGAAGCGTATCGAGGCGGATCGTGCGCGGCTGGAGAAGCTGGAGAAGGCCGCTGAGATCACGGAGCTTTCGAAGCAGGCGGAGGAGCTTTTCCCGAACCTCGCTGGCACCGCGACCCAGAAGGGCGCTCTCCTCAAGTCGATCAACGCCATCGAGGATGAGGACACCCGGAAGGCTGTCCATGAGAGTCTGAAGGCTGCTGACGCCTCCGCGAAGGCGGCGTTTGATTCGGTTGGCAAGACCGGAAGCGACGGCGACGGCGACGGGGCAGTGGAGAAGCTGAACAAGGCCGCGAAGGAATACGCGGTGGAGAAGGGTGTTCCCTTTGAATCCGGTTTCGCGGCTTTCGTCAAGACGGCGGAGGGCCGGAAGCTTCGCGCCGAGGCTGAGGCAGAGCGCCGGGGCAACTGATTCCCGGAGAAGGTTAAACGCGGGCAATCCCCGCAAGTGAGGAAAGAATATCATGGCAGTAAATGATGCAATGGTGGAAATCTCGCTGGTGGCCGGTCAGGACTTGTCCGCCAACCAGTTCCACTTCGTCTCCGTGGCCGCTGACGGCCAGATTGACCCCACCGGGGATGGTCTGGCCGCAGATGGCATCCTGACCAACAAGCCGGATGCCGCAGGCAAGGCCGCAACCGTCGCCATTCCGAATGGCGCGCGGGTGAAGGTCGAATGTGGCGGGACCGTCACCGCTGGCGGCGAAGTCGCCTCCAACGCGACGGGGGAAGCGGTTGACGCCGCATCCGGCGACATCATCCTTGGCACCGCATTGGAGGGCGGGGCAGATGGCGAGATCATCTCCATCCTCTTCAATGTTCGCGGAGCGGCTGGCTAAGGCTGGCGTCCTGTAATCGGGTTCATCAAATAGGAGCATTCAAATGCCTCTCCCCACCGCATCGGACGTCCATGTTGACTCCATGCTCACCAATATCTCGGTTGCCTTCCTTCAGCAGGCGACCAACTTCATCGCGCGACAGGTCTTCCCGAATGTTCCGGTGATGAAGCAGTCAGATCGGTACTTCGTCTACAATCGCGGGGACATGAACCGTGATGAGGCGAAGAAGCGCGCTCCCGGAACGGAAAGTGCTGGCAGCGGATACCGGCTGGACAACACGCCCAACTATTTCTGCGACGTCTGGGCATTCCACAAGGATGTTCCGGCGCAGATCGTCTCCAACTCCGATGCGGCCCATGATCCGTTCGATGTTGCGGCGGCGTTCACGATGCAGAAGCTGATGATCCGGCATGAGGCGGAGTTCGCCTCCACCTTCATGGCTGCGGGCGTCTGGGACAACTCCGATACCGGCGTTGCGACGTCCGCCGGATCGGGCGAAGTCATCCAGTGGTCCGATGATGTCAACTCCGATCCCATTGGCAATATCCGCGATGCGAAGGACACCATTCTGGAAGCGACCGGCTTTGAGCCCAACACGCTGGTGCTGGGCAAGAAGGTCTTTTCCGCTCTGGTGGACCACCCC